ATCATTTCCGTGACAGACACGATATCCAATGATAACAATGTTGCCATTATCCAATTCTTGTCCAAGAACATCATCACCGAAGATCAATTCATATTCTTCATTCTCGTTTTCTTGCAGGAAGTAAATTTTACTGTTAGCATAAACATTGCGTAAATCTGTAGCTCTCGTAAATGTTCTTGTGGTACTATTAGAAGAACTAGTTTGTACTTCTACAGTAAGAGATGTTGTATCAACATTCTTGTTTGGAATATTAAATCTTTGATGGGTACGGTTCACGTCAACAGTATAACGATGAGTCAGCGGTTCACCTTCTACAATATTCAAGTTAGCACTGTATGTATTACTTGAAGGAAGAATAGTATAAGATTGAGGAGTTACAAATTTATAAGTAATTCCGTCAACATCACTTGTGAATACTGTATTCTTATCAACTGTGATAGATGCAGGAGAATCATTTGGAACTACTGTTACTTGAACAACCGCGGTAGCTCCACGAGCAGAAGTTGGTGTGTATCCAAGCGCTTTTGCTTTACTGACAACATTATTGCGAATCTGAGCAGAGTCAAGAAAAGATTCATTGGTTGCCATATTTATATAAATGGCATTCATATAAGTATTATAAGCAAGCATATCAATGAGGTTAGCCATAGCTGAACCTTCAAAGTCATGATCGCTGAAATCGCCGACAGAACTGATGTAGTTCTTAATGTTATTACGAATAGTCGTAAAATTAAGAGATGTTACGTTCAGAACATTATTGGAAAGAGCCATTATCGAATTCTTTCTACTGAGATAGTTGTTGTGACTGCATCTGTAAGATTGCGAATAAGAAACGTGATTGTAACCTCAAGAGAATTAATATCTGGTGTTTCATCAACTTTCACTTCAAGAATTTCAACCCTTGGTTCATAGTTTCTAATTGCAACTCTGATATCTTCTTTGATCTCATAAGAAATATTTGGACCAAAGTTTTCAAATAGCTTTTGACGAATGCTACTACCCAAAAGAGGCTTGTAAAAACGTTCATATCTATTAGTTAATACAATAGACTTAAGTGCTTGTTTGACTGCTCTTTCGTTCTTCACAATTGACAGATTCTTAGTTACAGGATGTGCTGCAAACGACAAATCTAAATCAGAGTACTGTATTGAATTGGGTACTGGCATTCGCCCCTCTTTTCTTTATATTTATAACTCTGATTCTCTTTTTACTTTAGAACTCTCAGGAATAGACAGTCCATTTTCAAGATTAGACTGCAATTTATTCATTGCAGAGGTGATATTTTCATCAGTTTTAGAAGCAAGATCAATAGATTTACTTAGCTCTTCTTCCGTTTTATTTAATGCTTTATCAATAAGTGCTGCTGCATTTTCTGTTGGAACAGTAATTGGATTTCCTTTAATGATCTCTACACCGTCAAAGATTTGTAGATTAGGAACATCTTTACATGGATCAAAATTCTCGAAGTCTTCTATGAGACTGTCAATGTATCCGTTGACATCAATTCCAGTATACTTACTCTGAATATCGGAAATGAGAGCAGCGAAAGCAACCGGGTTTCTCTGTTTCAAATTGGTTTTTAATGCACCTTTAAGAGCTATAAAATCTTGTTGGAGACTCTCATCTGGAATTAGATCTCCAGGAATAAGACTCTCAAGGTTATTTTTAAACGCTTTGATTTGACTTGATACGGCTGACTCAAGACTATCAATTGCTGCTGTGATACCATTTGTTACATCATCAATTTGTGAGTTGACGATATTCTTCAGCTTCTTAGCTTCATCTTCGAGTTTCTGAATGGATTGAGAAATACCACAAAGAGACATTACTGAGGAGCTCCTGTATCTTGTTGTGTATCACTACCGCTATCATCATCCTGTGGATGTGTATGATTGACAAGACTGATATTTGAACCACCACCAAGCACGTCTGTAGATGCATCAACGGTACCAGTTACGTTTGTGTCATTGTTAATGTTCAATGCAGTTGCCGTCATATTACTATCCTGAAGAGATTTGACATTGAACTTAAGAGCAGCTGCAAGGTTGACATTCTTTAGTGCACCAATATCAAAAGAACCAAAGGTTACAAACGATGTATTTCCACTAATAATACTTGAGGAATTCTTAAGTACAGTTTGCCTCATGTTTTTACTTACGGAAACGGAGTAATTTTTACCAATAGAAGTAGATACATTTTTCCCGAAGTAATAACGTGAATCTTCTCCTGCTCTTTGATTTATTCCACCATCGATTTGTTCTGATACATCACTTTTTACTTCTTTGACATCATTACCACCAATCTTTGTTACTCTATCTCCATGAACGGTTAGAAAATAATCGCCATCAACTTCTTCGACTCTATTTCCCTTTGTTAGAATATGTGTATCACCTTCAACAGTAATATTGACCGCTCCTTTAACGTAGACATTCTTGCCAGACAGATGCATTTCATATGTTTCACCGACAACTTTGGTAACCTTCGTTCCATCTGGTTGAATTTCTTCAAATGTTCCAGCCGTATGATAATTGTGAATACGTTCTGCGCTCGGTGTATCATCAACCTCAAATACGTGCCCGGATTCCGTTTTTCTCACATGGTTATATGGATATGTAGAGACAATTGGATCTTCTTGATTTCCATATCTAGGTTTTGGCTCGTCATAACTATTACGTTCAAAGAGTGCATTATCTTTATTAGATGTGTCAAGTACTGTGTCTACTCTTGAAGCAACTGCTTTCTGTATTTCAAGAAGCCGTGCTTCTCTTTTGCCTTTCAATGATTGATCTTCAGAAGCTTCTATTTCTCCTCGTGCAAGCGTAGGAGTATCAGGCACATTATTGGCATATGGATAAATATTCCTTGGATCTCTAAATGCATCTCCAAGTACTTCTCCGCTTGGAATTCCTGCAAAGGAACCAAAGATAACTGGAAACTGAGCAGACTCTCCATCCATGAAAAATCCAAAGACCCATGAACCTTCGAGCAATCCAGTAGCAGATGTACCAATACCAGATAATGCTCCAGAAGTTATTGGTTGAATAGGAATAGCCCATGGAAGATCATCTGTGGGTAGCACATCTCTATTTTCATCATGCCAACCCATGCATCGAACTTTACATCGACCAATCTGCAATGGATCATAACGGCTTTCTACTACACCAAACCACCAGATAAAACCATCAAGTCCAAGGAATTCTTTATTCTTAGCCATTACTTAACCTATCACCTTCAGTTTGAATCTTACTTGCATAAGAGTTTTTGACACATTCAAACGTCGTTGCAAATGAGTTGTTATCGAACTTAAATGTATGTGTCAATGAGGTTACAAGAAACTTGGCATTTCTTACACCATTTGCGTCTGCCTTTTCTCCGCCATAGAATATATTGTAGATCTTAGAAAACTCTTCATCATTCGAATCCTGTGAAACAAATATATTCACAACACTTCCAACATGAAGATCGGATGCACCAGAAATAGTACATTGCAACTTAATTGCATTCAGAAGTTCGCGGCTAGCTACATCAAGATGCGCAAAACGATTTCTTCTTCTATAATAGAAATACTGTTTGTCTGTCTCTTCCGTGATGTGTTCTCTAACATAATCATTAAGTACAGTGGCTCGTAAAAATCTTTCATGAACAGATGATTCCACATCACGATAAAGAGATACTTCTGGAATGATTTTTTCTGATCCAAGCATCTTCAATTGATCTGTTTCACCATACTTGAAATCTTTCTGTGCATATGTTTTCGTCACGGGATCAAAACATTTAACAGCATTACGATAACCGCCAGTTATAGATGTCTTCAATGTGTCTGGAATTCCATCAATCTGAAGATCCAAAATAACTTTATAGTCATGAACCGTATCACTCTCTGATCTCTCGTTTCTTTTAAGAGAAGCAGCATCTGCATAATAATAACTCTCAAAAACATCAGAGTCAATCATTTCGTCAATAGTCTTGAAATAGAATTTACGCTCAAGTGTTTCATAAAAAGTAAAATTGGATGCTGGATAATCTGGAGATTCAGCCTCTTTTGCAATCTTTCTAATGAAATTAAATGGTGTTTCTCCTACACCTACGAAATGCTGTGTTCCTAGAGTATCAGAGGCAACAACCTCCTTAGATCTTGGGAATAGGTCACCATCAGTAAAGTGTGTGTGGAATATGTTTTTTACTATATCTTTACAAGTACCCGTATGAGAATTTCTTACTTCTCTAAGTACATTCACCCTTTGTTCTGGAGAAACTCCAAATAAAACATATGACCTTGATCTTTCACCGTTTTTAACGATTGGAGAGGTTTTATACAGATCAAACTCCATTTCTACATATTCTTCTAATGATGGAGTTCTAAATGAGATACCAATTTTCTCATCACCTACAATTGGGAATCTCTCAATAAGTCCTTTTGCATCTTCAATGATAATCTCTATTGCAACAAAATGAGAGAAGATGCTTTCGTATACATGAAACTCCGTGCAAAGAGGTTTGATGTCAATAATCTGCGAACGATCATATGGCGTTAAGAGAACACTCTTTACGTCAAGAGAAAGGTGTTCATAAGTATTCGGGTTTTGCATTAGTCAAAAACACCTCTTACAGAAGCAAGAATATCGGTAACATATGCACTATCAAGAAGATAGATATTCCTGCGACCATCATTAAGATTAAGCTCATAATCGTACGCAGATACCAGTCTTCTTGAACCCGATGAAAGAGTTTCATAGGTTGTTTCATCTACTACTACGGTTCTTTCTGGGATAATGGTTCCATCATATAATTTACTCTGAGGATTTAAGATCTTTTCATAATGATGTACCTCAGCTCTGGCAGCAGAAACACTGCCATATTTTTTCCGAATGAAGTTTTCGAAGGCCTGTGAATCGAGAGGCCATTCGAAGAGAGGATCGATAATATCATTCACAAGTATCACAAGCCAATCGAGGTACGTATCTTTATAATAGATATCTGCAATAACATCCGGTCGATCACCATCTTGTACTTCATAAGTGTAATAAATAACCTTTCTTGATTGGAGTGCTTGTTGAATTTTAAAACGCACAGTAATATTTGTCAGAAGAACAGGATTGTCATTCTTCTTAATGTCATATTGTACTTTGGGAAATGGTGAAAAGTATTCAGCCATTATGCTCCATCCTTATCGATTTCTTTCTTGGTAACAATACGAGTTTCCGTAAAGCTCATATCGATAGTGACACTCACAGGTGCTTCTTCATCTCCAACGGTATGATAAAATGGTCCACCTTCTCCATGGTAATTGACACTGAAAGATGTAAGAACACTCTGGTTTAACTTGAATAGATACTTGTCTTTATTGAATCCAATATGAAACTGATTCGGATAAGCAAAAATGTGATTCTCTGCTCTGTATTCTGGTGCCTGTGCTCTCTTGAAAAGATAAATGATATTTCTAATAGTGTCTGATTCTTTTTGATTATTGGCGATCAGTTTGTAATTGAAAGAGTGTGTTCTAAATCCAATACCTTTAAACAAAACAGCCATATGAGGGTTACGCGTAATTCCCTTTCCAGCAAGTGCTCCTGTTGCAACCTGTTGCGCACCGGCAGATATACCTGCGAGAGCACCTGCGGCGGCAGTTCCTCCAAGAGCATTACCAAGAAGAGCGGATACGAGAGGAGCCGCCTGTGTTTCAGCAGCTTGCAAGCCAAGGCCTTTAAGTGCATCTTGATTGACTACTTTCTCTCTTGTTCCCGCGAGAAAGTCTGATACACTTTGAACGGAAAAATCAAGATCTCCAGCAGATTGAGCAGCAGCCTGTCCTAAAATTCCCATTTCTTCTTGTGCATAATCTACATTATATCCTGTCTGTAAATTTCCTGGAAGAGGCAGAATGATACGCTGAGAGATCTTCTGTTTTTCGTTAAGGTCTCTCTGATACTGATAGTCTTCAAAGATACTGAACACAACAAACTGACCCATCTGTTCCATCTCGTTTGGAAAGACAAGTGTTCCACTTCTATTTCTATCTACAAGTTCTTTAAGTTGTGATCGTGTTTCTTTTAGATCTAAAGAGGCCATATAAATATCCTTGGATTTACCAACTATTTATAACTATGCCAGAATACTACCAAGGAAAATATAGACCAAAAAACCCTCATAAGTACAAAGGAAACCCAAACGAAATCTACTTTCGTAGTTCTTGGGAAGCTAAAGCTATGATGTACTTTGACTTAAGAGAAGAAGTCATACAGTGGTCCAGCGAAGAAATTATTGTTCCATATAGATCTAAACTTGACGGTAAAAAGCATCGTTACTTTCCAGACTTTGTTATTACGGTAATTGACAAGAATGGAAAGAAAAAAACATATATGGTTGAAGTAAAACCGTATAAGCAGACAATAGAACCAAAACCACAAAAGAGAATGACAAAAAAGTACTTAAGAGAAGTCCAAACCTACGTTATAAATAAATCAAAATGGGAATATGCAGAAGAATTCTGTAAAGACCGCGGTTGGGAATTTACTACAATCACAGAGAAAGATTTATTCGGAAGTGCCGGCATCAACCTTTGATCAGATATTAGCTAAAGGAGCTCGACAGGGTATTCTTCCTGCACGCACAGAAGACGCGCGTCGTTGGTTTAGAGATCAAGCAAAGAGATCCAATGTTACAGCCGAAAAGCTTCATGCTGAATCTAAAGCTGCGTTTACAAAATCTGTTTCCGTTGGTCGAATGTATATGTTTTTCTATGATCCCAAACATAAGAAGACACTTCCATATTATGACAGATTTCCGCTGATATTTCCTTTCAAAGGAGAATCAGATGGATTCTATGGAATCAATCTTCATTACCTTCCACCAAAACTAAGAGCTATGCTGATGGATGGTTTGTATGATCTGCTTTCTAATAAGAAATATGACGAAACAACAAAGCTTCGTTTGAGCTATAATGTTCTTAATGGTGCTTCTAAATATAAATGGTTTAAACCTTGTGTTAAGAGATATCTATCACGGCATGTAAGATCTCGATTTATTGAAGTGAATGTGAATG